TCAGCTCTTGTTCTCAGCCGCCACACGCTTCCGAATCGCCATCTCCGCCGCCTTTTCGGTTCGGATCAGGTAGTGCCGGTGCAGCATGGCCGTGACGCTCGACGGCGTGTGGCCAGTGATGCCGGCAATCCCCTGCTCGTCCACCCCGGCCTCATGCATGCGCGTCACCGCGGCGTGGCGCAGCTCGCGGAACAGGAGGTTCGCGCAATCCGGCATCGGCGGGATTGCCGCCGCTTCAGCAGTCGCTGGGAGGCCTGCCACGGCCGCATCGCGAACATCCGCGAAAATATGCTCGAACGTGCTTAGCCGCCATTTCTGGCCGGTGCGATCGTGGACCAGCAGATGCGTCAGGCTGCGCACCGCGTCCGGCCGCGCGGCCTCGGCCGACAGGCGCGCCACCAGGTCAGGTACCAGGTGGATCGGCAGGGCCACGCGGCGGCCGGTTTTGCCCTGCTGCATCACGATCGCCCCGCTGTCGGTCGCATAGGGCGGCAGGTTCAGAACATCCTGCACGCGCTGGCCGATCCAGCTGTTGAGCACGATCGCGGTGCCGATGCTGCGCCAGCCCAGCCGATCGGCAACCGCGACCATCTGCGTGACGTGCGCGGGCGTCCACAGCACAGGCTCACGCCGGCGTCGGTACGACAGTCCCGGCCGCGCTGCGGCGTTCTGCGGCACATAGCCGAGGCGCACGCCGACCTGCAGCAGCAGGCGCAGGACGCGCACCACGGCGGCTGCCTTGGCCGGTGTCTCGATCACGCGGCGCGTCCGGCCGGTGCCTTCGACGCGCCGCGACAGGCTGTCGTACAGGGCCTGCACCGCAAGGCCAGTGACAGCGCGCACCGATTGGTCCCCAGCCCACTCCTCGATCAGGTCGAGGCACCAGCCGTAATCCCGGCGAGTCCGAGGCGCCAGCTTCTGCCACCAGCGACTGGCGCGGTAGTCTGTCACCAGGGCCGACACGCTGCCCGCGGCCGCGCGGCCGCGTGCGGGCTTCCCAGGAGCCGACGGCGCCGGCTCTCCGTTCCGCCAGGCGTCAACGTCCGCGTTGATGCGCTCGGCTGCCGCTGCTGCATCAGCCGCGGTGCGGCAGACCGTGCCGTCCGAATTTCGGAGACGCTGAGGCAGCCAGCCGGCTTCGCGCAGCGCGCCGCTCGGCTGCCAGTAGTAGCGGGCGCCGGCAATGTCAGGCTTCTCGACGAGGTAGCGGATGCGCATGAGCTCGATCCTATGGGGTCAGACGCTCAGAGAGCGAGCCCTGCCGATCAACACCGCCTCTGCCTCGGCTGCCGCGTCCGGCGCTGGCGGTGCGGCCGGCCGCTGAGAGGCCAGCCAAGCGTCGATCGCCAGCGGGTCCCAGCGGTCGGGCAGGCCAGCGACGGCAGGCGGAAACCCGTGGTCCGACTGCAGGCGGCTCCGGCGCATCAGGAACTGCCGCCGGCCGATACCCAGCAGCTCGGCGACCTGCGTCGCGGTGATCAGCCGGCGCATGCCGTGGCCTGGTGCTCCAGCCATTCGGCCATGCGCTCGATGGCAGCGCTGCCGTTCAGCAGCGCAATCCGCCGCTCCTCGATCGTCGTCCGGTCGGCCACTACGCGCCCGGCCTGCGCGGCCGCCAGCAGCGCGTTGACTGCCAGCATCAAATCGACCGGGCGAGCCACCTCCGACAGCGGCCGGAATCGCGGGTCGCTCATCGCGGCAGGCCCTCCGGCTCGGGGCCGAAGTGATCCTCCTCGGCAATTTTCGCTGAGTTGATCTCGCCCTCGGTCGGTGGTGTCTGCGGATACCGCACGACGCGCTGGGGGCAGCCGATCAGCTCCTCCACCTCGCACCGGTAGTCGTCGTAGAGGGGAAACAGGGCCTGGAACCGGCAGGTCCCGTTGTCATCCTCCGCGACGTCGGCCCAATCCTCGCGCTCGACCGGCACCGCCAGGTGCCAGCGCGGGCCGTGGCCGTTCAGGTCGATCCACACCCAGGCGGCGTGCCCCTGCATCAGGCTCTTGCTCATCGCTGCGCCTCCGCCTGGTGCTCGCCGCACCAGAAATCGTGAGTGGTGTAGGGGACCTCTGCGCCGTGCTGGCCGCCGCGGCTGGGCAGCGGGGCGTGGCGTCGGCAGCCAAAAGCGCGGCCCTTGTCGCGGGCGGTGCCGGCCGGGCGGCCAGCCCAGAATCGGCAGGTCGCGCAGGTCGGGCGCGTCGGGGTGTCCTGCGTCATTCCTCCCTCATCGGATAGGTGTCGGACACAAGCTCGGCCGCGGCCGCGGCCGTCGCGGCATCGGGCTCGTGGCAAACAGCGGAGGCCTTCGTCGGAACCCAGGCCAGTGGCACCCCAGGCGCCGTGGCGCCCAGCGCAACCTCGACCGTGATCGCCACGATCGCGCCCGGCCTGTCGCGCAGCACCAGCTCCGCGCGCCGGCGGGCGACGTCGAGTGTCGGGTAGCAGCCGTACAGCTCGGGCGTGGCTGTCGCCGTGTACGACCACAGCACATGATACGGGCCCAGCATCACGCGCCACCCCGCAGCCAGAGCACGATGGCGGCGCCGGTCGCGCCGCCGAACACGGCCGTCAGCAGCAGGATGCCGGCGCCGATCGCCGCGTCGAACACGCGCGCGGCGCGCTGCCGGGCCGTTTCGCGCATCGGGGAGATGTGCATCATGCGCGGGGCTCCGGATCCACGATCTCGACGCGGAGCGTCGCGCGCAACGTCGGCAACTGCATGCCGCCGTGAGTATTGTCGTGCGTGCTCTCGATCTCGGCGATCATGATGGGGACAACGCGCGCGCTCAGCATATCCGGCAGGTGTACGGCGGCGCTGCGCGCCATCTCGACCAGCGCGTCGGTCATCGAACCGACGAGCGTCGCGTGGCGTGAGATGCTCTCGTTTCTGGCTACCAGCCGCCCGCCATCCGTGTCCTGATCCTCACTCATGCTGCTGCCTCCTCTGCCGTCGGCGCGGCCACGGCAATGTCGTCCATGTCCCAGGGGATTTGGACCAGCAGGGCGTTGCCCTGGATCCGATGCTCGCAGGGCTCGCTCGGCGCCTGCAGGTGCCGCCACTCCGGCGGCGGAATCAGCGCGACGATCAGCGCATGCCCTCGGGCTGCGTGGCGCAGCGCTCGCCCAGCGCTGTCGGGCAGGACGCGCAGCCAGCCCGCCGTTCGGCCGTAGCCGACCGACAGGCCGACGCGCTCGCCGGCCGCCCAACCAAGCGGCGCGTGCAGCGCCGTGGGGACGGTCAGCGTCAGGCAGGACCGCCCCGAGCCGCGGCCATACGGGCCAAGATGCAGCCGCACCACCCGCGGCCGCGCCGGCGGCGGCAGCGCGGACTGGTCGATGGGTTGCCACTCGCCCATCACCTCAACCCCCCCCCCTGGAGCGGCAGCGGGACCGTCGCCGGGCGGCCAATCTGCGGGCAGGCGGCAATGGCCTGGTCGCCGGCCTGGGTGCGGCGGTAGAGGCCGCGGCCGTCGGCGTCGCGCTCGATCAGGCCGCGCTGCATCAGCACCGCGATCGTCGAGTTGTGCACGTGGTGCGGCCGCGGTGCCGGATCGCAGCCGGCCGGCGACCAGCGCCACAGCGTGGACCATTGCGGCCCGGACAGGTGCAGCGGGCCGCTCATGGCGCGCCCGCCACAGTCAGCCGCTGCGCCCAGGCGCTCAGCACCGAGACGTGCTGCGCCTGGTCGGACAGGGTGCCGTCGGGGTTGACGCGCTGCAGCTGCACCGTCGGCGTGTGGTTGACGTCGGTGACGCGGTAGCGGGTGCCGTCGAGGTCCTGCACCGTCACCTCCAGCGCCTGGGTGAGCCAGTGGTCGGAACCCGGCACGGAGGGCGGGCAGTCGCAGGGGCGCGTCGAGGGCGGCGCGGGCAGCGGCGCGACCACCGAGACGTGCACCGAGACGCCGGCGGACAGATCAACCAGCACTTCGCGGCGTGGCGCGAGACTGAGGTTCATGCTGCCCTCCCGCGGAAGGGGAGCACGCCGGGCGGCAGGACGCCGCGCTGATGGGGCGGCACCGGCCGGCCCTCGAGGCCGCGCACCTGCTCGGCCAGGTCGCGCAGCGCCGCCACCAGCAGCGCCATCGCCACGGGGTGCAGCTCCGCCCCGTGCCGCTCATAGGGCGCCAGCCGGTCGGCCAGCGCGGTGAGATCGTCGGAAATCACGTCAGGTCTCCTGTGCCAGTGTGTGAGGATTGAGTGCCGGCCGAGTCCCGCCGGCGAGGACGAGGGGGACGCCGATGCGCCTGCCGAACACCCGCAAACCGCAACGCCTGCCGGAAACGCCCGAGGAGGCGCTGGCGTGCATCATCGGCGGGTTGGTGCACGTGCTGATCGCGCGAGGCGTGCTGCCGCCCGAGGCGACGCACGAGATTTCGGACGCGGCGCTGGCGGCCGTTGCGCCCGTGGACGACGGGACGGTCACGGGCCGGGCCGCACGAGCTGCAGCAGTGACCGGATTGCAGGATCTGCTGCGTCCGTGGCTCGAGTGGTCCAATCTGCCGTGGGCAGTGGAAGACAACCCGGAGCCTCCCGCGTGATGTAGTGCGCGAGATCGCCGGCGACGCGGATCAACGGCACGGGCCCCGCCGGCAGACCCGCCGGCCCGAACATCGCCGCGACGATGAGGCCGGCCCATTCGAGGTCTTGCGCGATGGCCGCCGGATCGATCAGACGATCCCGGCCCATCTCATCGTTCAGCGCGTGGAACCAAGCGATGGCCCGGGCGTGAGCCTGCTCGGCAATGGCCACCTGGCTCTGCGCGTGGTGCAGCGCCTGGCCTGCCGCGACAACGTCGGCAGCCGCATCGGCTAGCGCGTGATCAAGGGGAGATACCATGCCTTACCGCCCCTCCTTCGGGCGGTAAGGGGAGGTTAGTTCACGTCACGTGAACACCGCAAGAGAAATGTTCACGCTGCGTGATCATTGGCAGATGTGGTGCTCATCGGCGCCGCGTCGTCGGCAGCAGCGTCAGGTGTTGCGTCGGCCGCCATGATCGCCTCCCGCACTTCCCAGGTAAGTCCGCGATCGTCGCCCAGAAACAGATAGTCGAGCGTCACGTTGAGCGCGGGTAGCAGTCGGATCACCTGGTCAAGGCTCGGCCGCTGCCGACCTGTTTCCCAGTTCGAGAGCGCGTTCGGCGCGACGCCGGTCATGCGGGCCAAGTCGGCCGGCCGCAGTTTTCGTGCGATGCGAGCCACGCGCAGTCGGCGCGCGATGGCGGGGACGTCGTGAGCGCGGCGGACCAGCGCTTGACCTGTCTGGGACGGCGGCATGTGGAGGACAATAGCCGTCACGGCGGGTGATCTCTGCCCATGAGCCGGCGAGCTTGACATGTTCATGCAGCGTGAACAACACTCCGTGCCCATGTCACTCTCCGATTGCATCGACGCACTGGGTGGTACCGCTGCCGTTGCGCGGGCGTGTCGGGTCTCGAACACGGCCGTCAGCAACTGGCGCGCTGCCGGTGCGGTCCCTGCCCGCCACGCGATCCGCGTGTGGGCCATGGCGCGCCGCGCCGGCCTGACCTGGCGGCCGCCGGGCACGGAGGGCTGCGATCTGGTGGTGGACGAGGCGCACGGCATACAGCCTGCCGAAGCGCCCATGTTCACGCAATGTTCTCGTAAGGAGGCCGCGGCGTGAGCAACGGGTGGAGTGCTACTGCCGCCGCGCTGGCCTTTACGGCATGCGCGCGCCTGGCCGAGCGCGCTGGCCTCGGACAGGCGCTGCTCGATGAGATCGGCCGCTATCCGACTGCCGCCGAGGTGATGGCTCGGATCAATGCGGTCAATCGCCTCGGCCAGAAGCCGCGCGGTCTCCCGCATGAAATCGGTAGCGGCACCGTCGATCGGCGTTGGCATGACGGCGGCCTCCATGGTGGTCGGCGCAAGCGTGGCACGGCTGCGTAGCCCAGCCGAGCCCGTTGGGCCGCGTCTATGAGGCCGATCGCGGGCGGCATGCGCGTCATGGAGGTCCGCGAGGTCGCGACGACCCGCGGGCCCGCGCGCGTGTTCCTGCACGTCGATTTCGGGCCGGATGGTGCGGTGCATCGCGTCGGCTGGTCCCCGCCCCCGCAGCACCAGGCGACCGAGGCGGACCGCGCGGCTTTGGCGATGTTGGAGAAGGTGGCCGGGGCCATGCGCAACGGCGTCGGCCTGCCGGCGCTGCTGCAGCGAGCCGAGGCCATGGTGACGCTGATCGAGGCGCTGCAGCGCATCGAGGACCGGCACGGCGAGCGCGTGCGCCAGCACCTGGCCGGAGCCGCCGCGTGAGCCCCGCCCGCGCCCGCGGCCCAACCGCCTGCTTGCCCCGCCCCCTCGGGCGCGGGCCCAGCGGGCGCGGGTTTGCGCTCGCCCCCGCCCCGAAGGGGGGACGAACAGGCGCGGAGAGCAGCGTTCGGCCGGCCGCGCGTGACGGGCGGCGTGGTGGATTTGCGTTTGCTATCAGTGACTTACTGGCCGTCACGCATGTCACGGTTCATGTTTCGCGCAACCTCTTGAAAAGCCTCACCTTTGTCGGCTGTCACGCCTGTCACGCTCAACCCTCGCATACGCGCGCGCGCAGGTGCGCAACCTGGAACCGTGACAACGTAACAGGAGAGAGTTCCTGTTTTGGTTCAATGGGATGGACGAAACACGAAGGCGTCACGCCCGTCACGTCCCTGCTCGGCGGCTGGCCGTGACCGCGGCGGTGCGTGCGACCTCGGCCGGGGCGGAGCGGATGCGGCGGCTGCGCGAGCGCCGGCGCGCCGAGCGCCACGCAGCAGCTCGGGCTGCGGCGGATGCGGCGGCCGAGGCTGGGTTGCGCGAGGCGGTCGAGCAGCGGGCGCGCGAGCAGCTCGACCAGGTCAGCCAAGCGCTGGTGGCGAGCGGCCAGGGCGCGTTGGCGGCGGCGGGTGAGAGCCTGGTCGATCGGGTGCTGGCCGGTTCGCGGGAGCTGGTGATCCGGGTGACGGGCAACCCGCTGCTGCGCCAGGCGCTGCTGGCGAGTGCGGACCCGGTCGAGCTCGCGCGGCGGCTCGGGTGCCAGCCGATCGAGGTGGTGCGGATCCAGCAGCAAGCCGACGCCGAGCTGCTGGATCGGCTGTTTGGCAAGGCGCAGCAGGCGCTCCGCGTGGACGGTGCGCCGGCGATGGCGGTCCAGCTGGTGGTCTCGCCAGGCCTCGCGGCGCAGATGCACGCGCGCGGCGGAGAAGCCCAGGAAATCCAAGGGGTTGCGGTGGAGGCGGCGCCGTGAGTTGGACGGATCGGAGTTGGACGGATCGGCGGAATGCGGCTCTGCGCAAGGCGGAGCGCCTGCGTCGGCAACTGATCGCTGGTCAGTCGCCGGAGCACCAGGCCGGGGCGCTGGCGGCGGCCGTGGGGGGGCTCGCGCGGGCGCCCGCACCCGTCGCCCCCGCCCACCCGGGCACCCCCAGGCGCGCGCGCGCGCGTCCCGCCTCCCGTCAGCTCGGCGACGAGACGACGTCCGAGAGCCTGTTTGGGGGCGCGCCGCAGGCAAGCCAAGGGGGCGGGGGGTGAATCAGCGCCGGCTCCACGATGTGCGCGAGATCGTCGCGATGTTGCAGGGCCGCGTCGATGCGCTTGTGCGCGAGCTGCTGCCGGCAGGTCGGCGTGAGGGGCCGGAGTGGCGCGTGGGTTCGCTTGCCGGCGAAAAGGGCAAGTCGATGGCCGTGCATCTGGGCCGCGAGCGGGCCGGGGTGTGGGCCGATTTCCAGTCCGGCCAGCGTGGCGACGTGCTTGACCTGGTCGCGGCCGTGCGGTTCGGCGGCAACAAGGCCGAAGCCTTGCGCTGGTCGCGCGCGTGGCTCGGCCTCGACGATCCGTCGCGGCCCTTCGTCGCGATGCCGGTTGCCCCGCGTGAGCGCCAGGTGCGCGACGATGCCGAGGATCGGGCGAAGAAGTCGGGCGCGGCGCGTGCCTTGTGGCTCGGTGGCCAGCTGCTCGGCGGAACGCCGGCGGCGGCGTATCTCGACGGCCGCGGGATCGGGCCAGGGGCTATCGGGCGGGCGCCTGGTGCGCTGCGCTTCCGGCCGGACGTGTGGTGCAGCGAGCGACAGCGCAACGCGCCGGCCATGCTGGCGGCGTGCGTGCGCGCCGGTCGCATCGTCGCGTGCCATCGGACGTTCCTCGAGGAAAAGCCGGGCGGCATCTGGGGCAAGGCAAGCATCCGCGCGGCCAAGAAGGTGCTTGGCCCGATCGGCGGAGCCTTCATCCCCGTGTGGCGCGGGCGGAGCGGACGTCCTGTCGCCGAGGCGCCCGAGGACGACACGCTCATCATTTGCGAGGGCATCGAGGACGCGCTGACGCTGGCGCTGCACCTCCCGGAATGCCGTGTTTTCGCGGCGTACAGCCTCGGCAACATCGCCAGCCTGCAGCTGCCGCCCGTCTTCGCCGACATCGTGCTGGCCTTCGACCGCGACGGCGAAAACCCGCAGGCGCGGGAAGGGCGGGCAAAGGCAGCCGACGCTCTGCTGGAGCAGGGGCGCAGCGTCCGGGAAATGCTGCCGCCAGACGGCTTCAAGGACTTCAACCAGTGGTGGATCGCCGAGCGATCGGCGGCGGGGAGGCGGGCATGAAGGTCGCGCACAACCGGACGGAGCGGTGGCAGGCCTTCGCGGCCGCGGCCGGCGCCGATGATGACGCCATCCGCGCAGGCTATGCCGCCAAGCGCCGCCCGCGGGACATCGCGGCCGAGCTCGGCGGCGAATGGACCGGCATGCGCGTGGCGTATCGCGCGAAGAAGCTTGGGTTGGAGCCGCGGCTGTTTTCGGAAACGGCGCGGAGGAATGGCTTCACGCCGCCGGCGGCCGATCAGAGCCGTGCCGCGCGCATGGCCGGCGGCATCGCGACGTCGATCCTGCGCGGCAGCGCGCGCGCCAGGGCCATTGCCATGCCGGAGCGCACTGCCGCGCCGCTGCGCCTGGAGGATGTCGCGGAGCGCGGCTGCCGGTACGCGATCGGGGATCCGCGGATCGAGGGCTTCCGGTACTGCAACGCTCCGCGCGCCGCGGGGCCCGGCGTGTACTGCCTTGCGTGCCGCCAAGTCGCGTATCGCCGGCTGAAGGCCGAACCGGCATGAGCGGTGTGGAGGTGTTGACCACCCGCGACCTGGCGCGGCTGCATGGCGTGCATCCCGACCTGGTGCGGGTGGTGCGGCGCTGCAAGCGCGACGGGCTGGCCCGGCCGGGGTTGCGGCTGTTCGTCATCGAAGGTGTCCGCACCATCGAGCGGCAGCGGCAGCTCAAGGCGGCCGGCGCCACGCGCACGCTCAACAGCCGCCACCTGACGGGCCATGCCGTGGACCTCGGGCTGACGCTCGACGGCGTGGTGCGCTGGGACTGGCCGCTGTTCGATGTGCTGGGCCCGGCCATGGCAGCCGCCGCCGCGCATGAGGCCGTGCGCATCGTGTGGGGTGGCGACTGGCGGACGTTCCGCGATGGGCCGCATTTCGAGCTGTCGTGGGTGGCGTACCCGGCATGACTGAGCGCCCGCGCCGCACCTCGCTCCGCGACCAGCTCGCCACGGCGACGCGCGCCGGCGAGGGCATCCCGCGCGAGCTGCCGGAGGACTGTCCGGTGGTGCCGATCGGATCCTCCTCCGGGAAGCTGTTCTGGTATCTGAACGATATCGGTCAGCTGGTCGATCTTGGCGCGCAGCAGCACTCGAAGAACACGATCGGCGCGTTGTTCAGCCTGAATATCGGGTGGTTGCGGAAGAACTATCCCAAGGGCTTCGACGACAACGACAGGCCGAAGGACTTCAACGTCAACCTGGTGGCGGAGGCGCTTCGGCACGAGGCGCAGCGCCGGCGCCGCGACTGGGAGCCGGGCGACAACATCCGCGGGCGCGGCACCTGGCTCGGCGAGGACGGCGACCTGGTGGTGCATCTCGGCTCGTCCATCCTGGCCGGCGGCCAGCCTTCGCGGCCGGGCCTGCGCGGGGACATCGTGTATCCGATCCGTCCGGAGCGGCCAGCGCCGATGCCCGAGGCGCAGCGCGAGGGGCCCGACGGGCCGGCAGCCGAGCTGCTCGCGATCCTGGATCAGTGGAACTGGACGCACGCAACGCTGCACCCGCGGCTGCTGCTGGGCTGGATCTGCGGGAGCTTCCTGTGCGGTGCGCTGCCGTGGCGCCCGCATGTGTGGGTGGCGGCGCCGCGCGGCTCGGGCAAGAGCACCTTCTTTCGGATGCTCGGGGCGCTGCTGGTGAAAGACCAGGGACTGCTCTCGATCGAGGACAGCTCGGCGGCCGCGCTGCGCTCGCGCCTGCAGTACGACAGCCTTCCGGTGGCGCTCGATGAGACCGAGCCGAGCGAGGACAACCGACGGATCGATGCCCTGCTCGGCCTGCTGCGCCTAGCGTCGTCGGGCGGCACCGTGGCGCGCGCGACTGTCGAGCAGCAGTCCATCCAGCAGACGGTGCGATTCCAGGCCATCTGCGCGAGCGTGGTGCGGCCGGCGCTCAAGGGGCAGGACCTGTCGCGCATCACGCTCATCGAGCTGCGGAAGCCGCGGGCGGACCAGGGCGTGCCGGCCATTGCGGAGGGCGCGCTCCGCATCCTCGGCCGCAAGCTGTTTCGCCGGATGCTCGACGCATGGCCGCGGTACCACGACACCTTCCGCGCGTGGCAGGGCGCACTTCGTGCCGCGCGGCTCGATGCCCGGCAGAGCGAGCAGATCGGCACGCTGCTGACGCTGCAATGGCTGGCAATGTCCGACCTCGACCCGGACAGCGACACGCTGGAGCAATGGGCGACGATGGCGGCGGACGCGACGGCGGCCGAGCGCGTGGAGGACAAGCCGGAGTGGTTCCGCTGCATCGAAACGCTGGTCAACTGGACCGTCTCGCACGATGCCACGAAGCGCGACCATTCGGTTGTCGAGCTGGTGGCCATGGCGTCGGGGCGGCATCGCACGCGGAACGACAACGGCGAGCTGGTCGGCATGACGGCGCCGCAGATGGAGGCGGCGCAGGCGACGCTCGCGCGCAACGGGCTGCGCTTCGTGGCCATGCGGGACGAGGCCGGCAAGCCGCTCCGGTCATCCTGGGCTGATCCGTCGGCGCCACCATCGTCGCAGCAAGCCGGGCCGATGCTCGGGCACCTGGCAGTGGCCAACGCGCACCCCGCGCTGTCGCGGTTTTTCGAGCGGACGCATTGGTCCGCGCGGAGCGGGACGGCAGGCGCGTGGAAGGGCGTGTTGGAAGGCGCGCCGGGCGCTCTGCTCGGCCAGTCCATCCGGTTCGGGCATCGGACCAGCCGGTGCGTGCAGGTGCCGGTGCAACTGGTGTTCGACGGGACGGAAGGCGAGGTGGAGTGATGCCTGACCTGATCCGTCCCTGGACCCCTCCCGGACCGGTGTCCGAGGCTTTCATTGGCGACACCTCGACGGTTGCGGCTCTGATGGGGCCGATCGGCGGCGGTAAGACCACGACTGGGCTTTGGAAGGGCGTGTGGACCGCGTTCCGCTGGCCCGAGACGCGGCCCGGCTTGCGCCGCGTGCGCTTCGGCGTGCTGCGCCGGCTGATGGTGGATCTCGAGCGCACCACGATCCCGTCCTGGAACGCCTGGTTCCCGCGCAAGATGGGAAGCTGGCGCGGCAGCAAGGGCGAGCCGCAGACTCATGAGCTCGTGCTGCGCCATCCGATCGACAACTCAACAGTCGAGATGGAAGTGCAGTTCCGCGGCATCGGCGACATGCGCATTGAGGAAGCCATGCGCGGGTGGGAGCCGTCCTTCGTGTTTGGCGACGAGGCCGATTTGCTGGAGCCCGGCGCCTTCTCGTGGCTGGCGGGGCGCGTCGGCCGCTATCCGGGCGAGACACTGGCCATCAACCCCGGCCAGGTGTGGGGCGCACTGAATGCGCCGGAACCCGATAACTGGGTGCTGCGCGACTTCATCGATGAGCCGATGCCGGGCTGGAAACTGTATCGCCAGCCATCCGGCCTGTCGCCGCACTTCGAGAACCAGGCCGTGCTCGGCCGCGATTACTACCGGCGCAAGGCGGGCGACATGCCCGCGTGGCAGCGCAAGCGGATGATCGAGAACGTCCCCGGCGTAAGCCCCGACCAGTCGGCGGTGTACGAGGAATTCAACCCCGACCTGCACATCGCGCCGGAACGGCTGCCCGTGTTGCCCGGACGGCCGGTGCTGGTGGGCATGGATGCCGGCGGCACGCCGGCCTGCGGCTTCTGGCAGATGGCGCCGAACGGGCAGCGCCGCCTCCTCGCCGAGATCACGACGCACGACAAGGCCCATGGTTCGATCACCGGGCCCAACCGGTTCGGCGAGGCCGTCGCGCGGCTGCTGGCCGAGCGGTTTGCCGGGCACCAGGTGCGCGCGCTCGGCGACCCCTCGGCGGCATGGGGTGCGGACAAGGCCAATGGCGAGGGCTCCTGGCTCGACATCGTCGGTCGCGTGGCAGGGCTGCCCATCCTGCCGGCGCCGACCAATGACCCGACGGTGCGGCGGGAGGCGCTGCGCCTGCCGCTCACCCAGATGATCGACGGGCGCCATCCTGGGCTGCTGCTTTGCCCGAGCTGCACCCTGACGGCGCGTGCGCTGGCGCGCGAGTACCGCTTTCCCGTCATCGCCGGCAGGCGGATGGAAACGCCGCTGAAGAATTGGGCCAGCCACCTGGTGGAGGCGCACCAGTACGCGCTGATGGATGGCGGCGCGTTCCACGAGATCACCGCGCGGCGCGAAGCGCGCGGGCAGGCGATGCAGCCGCGCGTTGCCAATACCGACTTCAACCCCTTCGCATGAGGACCGACATGCCAATCAAGCTGACGCCCGACCCCGAGCCCGCCGCTGCGCCCGACATCGGCGAAGCCTCGCCCGACAGGGCAAGCCTGACTGTGGCGCTCAAGCCGCGGCACCTGGCCTGGATCGCTGCGCGCGCGGCGGCCCATGGTCAGACGACCGAGGAGCATGCCTCTGCCCTGCTGACGCGCATGTGGCAGACCGATGAGTGGCGGCTGGCGCAGAGCGCCGGAGCGACTCAGCTGAAGCCGCCGCAGTGAGCGATGCCGGGCGAATGGATCGTGCTGTTCTGCGGAGCCCCGCGGCGCGAGCGGCGCTGGTGGCACCGGCTGCTCGGCCGCGCCCGGCTGCACGTCATGGCGCTGCGCGCCGAGGGGCCGCAGTCGCTGGTCATCAACCCCGAGGGACTCGCCCTGCGCGTCACCGTCGAGCCGATGGACGTCGAGGACCTTGCGCGCGGCCTGATGCTGACGCCCGGCTGGGATTGGGCCGAGGTGGAGGCGCTTCGCATCCTGCTGCCCGATGTGCCGACCCGGCCGCTGCTGCGCGGCCCGGCGACCTGCGTGGAGGTGGTGAAGATGGCCCTCGGCATCGTTGCGCCGTGGTGCCTGACGCCGGCGCAGCTGCGCCGCCTGCTGATCCGGCGCGGGGCCAGGCCCGTGTCTCCCGTCCCAGCGTGAAGGAGTGAGCCATGGGCGCCCTGTTCCGCACCCCCCGCGTCGATGCCGCGGCGCAGCAGCGCCAGAACCAGGCGCTGCTGCGCCAGGAACAGCAGCTCGACGATCAGCAGCGTCAGGCCGCCGAGCGCGAGCGGGAGCTTGCCGCGCAGGAGCGCGGGCGCCGCGCCGCCTCGGCCGGACGGTTCCGCGGCCGCGCGCTGTTGCTCAGCGGCGATGAGACGGGCGTGCCCGGCGCCACCATGCAGGACCGGCTGGGGGCCTGAGCATGAGCGAGATCGACGCCCTGCTGGCACGCATCGGGAAGGCAGAGGGGCACCGGCAATCCTTCCTGTCCCTGATGGAGGACATCCACGCTTACGCCATGCCGGAGCGGGACAGCTGGAACGCCTACGGCTACGGCCAGCAGCGGAACGTCAAAGTCTATGACAGCACGGCCGTCATGTCGGTCGGGCGGTTCGCCAACCGCCTGCAGCAGGCGCTGTTCCCGCCGCAGCAGCGCTGGGTCAAGCTCGACCTGCCGCCCGAGCTGCGCACCGACGATGATCCGGAGGGCCTGCAGGAGGATTACGAGCGAGCGACGGAGCAGCTGTTCGGCCATATCCACGCCAGCAACTTCGATGCTGAAATCAACGCCTATGCGCATGACCTGGCCGCCGGCACCGGCTGCCTGCTGATCGAGAACGGCCGGCTCGGCACGCGGCGGCCGTCCGCGCCGCTGCTGCGCTTCCAGGCGGTGCCGCATGGTCGCGTCGCCTTCGACGAAGGGCCGTTCGGCACGGTGGAGGGCGTCTTCTACCGGCAGCGGATGCCGGGGCGCCTGGTCGCGCGGACCTATCCCGACGCCGAATCACTGCCCGCCGGGCTGGCGCGCAAGGTGACGGACGAGCCCGAGGGCGAGGTGGAGCTTGTGGTTGCCACCACCTTCGACGCCGAGCTCGACGTGTGGCGCATGCGCGTGGTGTTCGAACCTGATCGCGCCGTCGTCGTCGAGCGGCGGTATCGGACCAGCCCCTGGATCATCACCCGATGGAGCAAGGCGCCCGGCGAGGTGTATGGCCGCGGCCCTCTGGTCGCGGCGCTGCCCGACATCCGCACGCTGAACAAGCTCATGCAGCTGTTCATCATCGCGTCCTCGTTCCAGGTGACGCCGATGTTGACCGCGGTCGATGACGGCGTGCTGAACCCGGGCACAATCCGGATCGCGCCCGGTGTCATCATCCCGGTGCGGAGCAACGGCGGGGCAGCCGGCCGCAGCCTCGACGCGCTGAACATGGGCGGCGGGTTTCAGCTTTCGGAGATGCTGCAGGACAAGCTCTCCACCCGAATCCGGGGGTTGCTGTTCGATGATCCTCTGCCGCCCGAGATCACGGCCGGGCTGACCGCGACCGAAGTCATCGAGCGCGTGCGGCGGTTCCAGCAGGATACTGGGGCTTTCGGCCGGCTGCACCAGGACGCGGTCGCACCGATCGTGATGCGTTGCCTCGACATCCTGCACGAGGCGGGCGCCATAGACCTGCCGGACGTCATGGACGCGCTGAAGGCGGACCGGCTTCGCGTGATTCCGACGAGCCCGCTGGCGCAGGCGCAGGACCAGGCCGACGTGCAGGCGGTGTTCCAGTTTCTGCAGGGAGCGGCGCAGCTCGGCGAGACCGGCGCCGTGCTGCTGCGCCGCGGCGTCAACCTCGATGCGGCGGCACCTTGGCTCGCGCAGCGCATGGGCATCCCAGCCACGCTTATTCCGGCGCCCGAGGCCGTCAACGCCGAGGCTGAGGCTGAGGCGGAGCGCAGCACGGTGGCCGAGGCGCTGCGCAGCCCGGTGCTGGCGCAGGCGGGCGGCGCCATCGCGCGCGGCATGATGCAGCAGGGAGCGGAGCCGGCAGCATGACAATCGACACCATCAACCCCTTCGCGCCCGAACAGCTGGGCACGGTGCGCGGCCGCGTCATCGTGCCGGAGGACACGCGCAGGCTTCGTGCCGCGCTGCGTGCGGCCCTGCCGAAGGATGGGCCGGCCTTCGTGGCGCTCGGCGAGTTGCGCGACCGCGAGGCGCGCCGCCTTGCCTCGGCCGATGTCGGCAACCACGCGCTGCTGGCGCAGGCGATCGGCCGCGTCGGGCTGCTGCACGACTTGCTGGCGCTGCTGGCCAGCGAGGACCGCGACGCGACCGATGACGAGATCGACGAGTACAACCGCCAGGTGCTTGGCAGCGCGATGAAGAGGACAGGCCGATGAGCACAACGACAGGCAGCGACGCCGGCACTGAGGGCCAGGCGGAGGGCGCGCCGCAGCCTGGGCAGGATACGAAGCCCAACGCGGCACCGGATGCCGGCGCGGACGCCATCAACCTGTTCGACGCGGTCGGCCAGGATGAAGGCAACGCCAAGCCGGATGGCGAGGCCAAGCCGACCGGCACAGACAAGCCCGCCAGGCCCGAGCACGTCCCCGAGCAGTTCTGGGATGCGGACAAGGGCGAGGTGAAAATCCAGGCGCTGACAAAGTCCTGGTCCGACCTGCGCGCGCAGATCAGCCGCGGCAAGCAGCAGCCCCCGGGGTCGGCCGAGGAATACGTCATGCCGAAGGTGGAAGGGCTGCCGGAGATTGTCGCGGATGACCAGGTGGTCAAGACGGTGCGCGAGGCGGCGTTCAAGGTCGGCCTGTCCAAAGACCAGTTCGCGGCCATCAGCGAGGCATATCTGAACGCGACGAAGGCCACGCTCGGCGACACGCCCATGACGCCCGAGCAGCGCGCCGCCGCGACCGACCGCGAGCTGCAGGCGCTCGGCCCGAACGCGCGAGCCGTGGTGCGCGAGGTGGATCAGTGGATCAACGGCCTCGCGTCGCGCGGCATCCTGACACAGAACGAGCTGCGCGCGTTCCGCGAGCGAAGCAACGCCGATGTCGTGCGCGGACTTATGAAGTTGCGGCAGTTGTCCGGCGACAAGCCGATGCCGGTGGACGCCATGGACGCCGATGCGGAGACCCCGGAGGGCCTGCGCGCCATGCTGCAGAAGGGCTACGCGGACAACGACGCCAGCCTGCGCGAGAAGGCGCTGCGCGGGCTGGAGCGGCTCGAAAAGCGCGGCATGCTCGCCGCCCGGTGACATCAGGAAATCTGTTGTTGCGCGCCGGAGTCCGGACGCTGCAACTTCACGCCCGCGGGCGGCCTCCTACGGCATTTCGGGCGATGGGCTCGGATACGGCGCAGGCCACTCGAAACCTCTCCCGCGGGTAATGCGGGGCGAAGCGGTCGGCGCGTCAGGCCGGCAAGTAGGACGACCCGGCGCGCGGGCTCATCGGCACTCGCCGACCCCAGCATGCACCGGCCTATCGGACTGCGGAACGGAGCAACGCTTCTTCCCCAGGAGATCAGGCCGTCATGAGCACGGGCCTTTCCCAGGTCACCATCATCGACTTCGACGCACAGGTGAAAGCCGCCTACCAGAAGGCGGGGCTGCTGCGTCCCCATGTCTACGTGAAGCAGGCCAAGGCCGGCCAGGTCGAGTTCCGCAACCTCGGCAAGGGTATCGCCACGCCGCGCGTGCCGCAGGGCGCGGTGACGCCGATGAACCTGCAGTACACGAAGCCGCGCGCCACGATGCAGGACTGGATCGCGGCCGAGTACACGGACGTCTTCGACGAGGCCAAGACCAACGTCGATGAACGCTCCATGCTGGCGGAGACCATCGCGGCCGCCGTCGGCCGCCGCGAGGACCAGATCATCATCGACGCGCTCGACGCGGCGGGCGCCCCGGCGATCGTCGCCGGCGGCACCGGCATGACCTGGGACAAGATCCGGCGCGCCATCCGCATCTTCGATCAGCGGGCGGTGCCGCAGGGCCGGCGCAAGTTCGTGATCTCGGCGCGCGGCAAGGAGGACCTGCTGAACGACAACCGCTTCCTGTCCTCCGACTTCGTCGGGCGACGGGCCGTCGAAACCGGCGAGCTCCCGCCGATCGGCGGCTTCCAGTGGGTGGTGATGGAGGACCGAGACGAGGGCGGCCTGCCGCTCGTCTCCACCACGCGCACCAACTTCGCGTTCGACATGCGGGCCCTGGGCCTCGGCGTCGCGCTCGACGGATCGGTGCGGGTGGACTGGATCGCGGAGCGCACAAGCTGGCTGGCCGCGCAGTACTTCTCGGGCGGCGCGGTCGCCATCGATCCGCTCGGCATCATCGAAGTCGAAACGGTGGAGGCGTAACGATGCCGTTCCAGTCCAGGAACTTCAACAGCATCGGCGGCCAGGCGCTGAAGGCGACCGTCGGCACGCCGGAGACCATCCCGGGCGCGCCGCAGGTGTGGAGCTATCGCACCGAGGATGCCCGCGCGACTGTCGTCGCGCCGGGCTACTTCAACGCGCTGCGCAACATGCTGGCCCCGGGCGACATCTGCTTCGCCGTCCGGATCAACGCGGCTGGCGCGGTGCAGGAGCAGTTCGCCTTCAGCTTCAACCAGGTGCCGGCGACCGGCAACGTGACCGTGACCGACGTCCCCTACATCCTCGGCCCGGACAGCCTGCGCTCGGCGCAGGTGGAAATCACGCCGCTCGCGGTCGCAAGCACCGAGTTCACGCTGATCCTGCCGCCCTGCACGATCCATCGTATCGAGACGGTGACGACGACGCTGTTCACCGGCGCAACGGCTGCGCTGCGCGTCGGCACCAGCCTCGGCGGCGAGCAGATCGTGGCCAACGTCTCGGTTCTGGCGGTGGCCCGCGTCTCGCACACCGTCGTCGCGGCCGGCGCGAAGTTTGCCGGCGGCACCGTGTTCGTGCGGCTGGCGCAGACCACCCCGACCGCGGTCGGCCGCGCGCGCACGATCATCGAATACTCGCCGGACTGATGTCCGCCACGGCGGCGGGGCAATGGCTCCGCCGCCATCCTGCCGCAGCCACAGGAGCCGCCATGGGCCGCCCGACTCCCGCCGAAAGCGACCAGGTTACCGCGCTCAACCCGGAGCCGCGGACCCTGTCTGCGCCGGGCACGACGCAGCCGGTCCTGCTTTGCGGCCCGTTCAACCTCACCATCTCCGGCGACTTCACTGGCATGGTGGCAGTGCCGGAGCGCAGCTTCGACGGCGGCGTCACCTATCATGGCCTGACCATTGCCGGCGAGCCGCTGATCTTCGGCGCGCCGATGAGCGAGCCGTTCCAGGAAATCGAGAGCGGCGTGCTGTATCGCTTGCGTATCGCAGAGCTGGCCAGCGGCGAGGTCGCCGTGAGGTTCTCGCGGTGATGCTGCTCAACCTGCGTGCGCCGGCCCGCGCGCCTCTCACCTTGCCGCTGCCTGGGAATGGCTGGTTCCACGACCGGCCGGTGGCGTCGGCGTCGCAATCCCACCCGATCGACACGCTGATCGCGTCCCCCTGGATGCCGACCGAGACCTGCCGCGTTGACCAGGTTGCGTTCCGAATCACGGGCGGCGCCGCGGGCTTTGCGCGCCTCGGCTTCTATGCCGCCGACCGTGCGGCCGGCTGGCTGCCAGGCGACAGGCTGCTGGATGTGGTGACCGACATCGACACCACGGCCAGCAACCAGACCGTGCTCCTGACCCTGCCGGCGCCGCTCACTCTGGTTCGCGGGCGGCTGGTGTGGCGGGCCATCGTGTTCAGCGGCGGGCCGACCACCACGTCCTGGCCGATCAACGTCGCCGGCGGCGGCGGGTACTGGACGCCGCTCGGCGCGCAGAGCGCGACCCAGGGCGTCGGCAACACGGCGGGCCTGACGGGCGCGCGCTTCGTGCGCGATGCCGCCCTGACCTATGTGATCGGCTCGGCCTTCCTGCCGGCGAGCTTCGGCGCGGGCACGTCTCAGAACGGGCAAGGCGCGCCGCTGTTCAGTATGCGGAAGGCGGCATGATGGAGCTGCTCGTCACCTATCACGCCGATGGCCGTGTCGAGCGAGTGGAAGTGGAGGCGCCGCGTGAGCGCCAGGTCACGCCGCTGGCGTTCATGCAGCGACTGCCGGCCGCAAAGCAGGCTGCGATCGCCGATGCCGCGTTGAAGTCCCCGGCCATCCTGCTGCTGCTGCTGCGCCTGGCCGGCGCGCAGATGGTTGATCTCGACGATCCGGAGACGGTGGCCGGCGTCGCCGCGCTGCGCGCAGCCGGGCTGCTGACAGCCGATGAGGCGGCGGCGGTGCTGGCGTGAGCGAGCCCGATCCGATCCACATGCTGACGCGCATCGTCGAGGGATCGCCCATCGTCGTGCTCATCCTGCTCGGCATCGGCTGGGTGGTGTGGCGCACCTGGCGCCGCGAGCGCGAGGAGACGCTGTCCGAGCTGCGCGAGGAGCGTGCGGCCCGCGCCATCGCGCACCGCGAGATGCTGGCCGTCGCCGAGCGGGGAATCCAGTCGTCCCTTGCCGTCGAGCGCGCGCTGCAAGACCTGCGGGACGCCATCCGCAACAAGTGAGGAGCCTGCCGTGGAGATCCTGCTTGCCCACCTGACGGAGCTGCTGCTGGCGCTGCTGGCCGCCATCCTCGGCCGCGCGCTGCCATGGCTCCGCGCGACCGTGGAGGATTGGGCGGCGCGGCAGCGTCTCGAGAGCGCGCTCGGCCGCGCCGTCGGCCTGATCCTGACCGACCCGGCGGTGCAGGCGCGCGGCGCGCTCGCGCTGGAGGCGGCCATCGGCGTCGGCCGCGGCTACCTGCGCGAGGCGATCCCGGACACGCTGCAGCGCCTTGGTGTGACCGAGGAGCGCCTGGTGCTGATGCTGCGCGGGGAGGCCGGCAAGCGCCTCGGCGCCGCGCCGTGAGGGCGCTCGCCATCGTGCTGCTGGTCGCCGGCTGCGCCGCTCTGCCCGGCGAGGCGCCCTCGCCCGAGGCGCAGGCCGCCCGCTGCGCCAAGGCGGGCACGATCGTCGCGGCGTATGAGGCCGCCAATGAGGCCGCCGAGCGCAACCCGGGCAAGACAGAGGCGGCGATCGCCGCCGTCGCGCGCGCCATCCTGGCCGCGGAGTGTCAGGGCTATACGCCGTGACGGTCCGGAAGGTCTCCGAACTCGGCGCGGCCGCGCCGCTGATCGGCGACGAGCTGATCCCCGTGGTGCAGTCGGGCCAGTCGCGTCGTGCGACGCCGGCTCAGGTCCGCGCCTACACGGTTGTTGTGCCGACGGTCGAGGAGGCCGGCACCAGCCGCGTCCTGACGCTCGACGATGTCGGCCGGTTCATCCGATGCACGGCAGCGGGCGGCTGCGCCGTGGCCCTGCCGGCGGACGCCACGCTGGCCGTGCCGGTCGGCGGTGTCATCGGCCTGATCCAAGAGGGCGCAGCGCAGGTCACGCTGTCGGCCGGCGCCGGCGCCACGCTTCGCGTGACGGCCACCTTCGCCGCGGCGTCTCTCGAACAATGGGCGGTGATCTACGCCATCAAGCTGGCAGCGGACACCTGGGTCGCCAGCGGCAACCTGGCCTTCGCATGAGGTTGCTCCGCGTGCTCTCTGCGCTCGGAGGCGCCGACCCTGCGCCCGTACTGGTGGCCGGGCAGGACAGCACGGCTGCTGCCGCCCTGTCCTGGACGCCGACGCTGCCGGCCGGGATCATCGCGGGCGAGATGCTGTTCGGGCTGGCGAGCTTCGGCCGGCAGACCTACGCGAATGCGCCGTTCCCGTGGCAGGCCGCCATGGGCTCCGCGGCATGGGACATCACGCATTGGTTCAATGCCGCGCCCGGCTCCAACTGGTGCGGCGCACTCACGTTTCGCCGCATTGCTACCGGCGCCGACGATCTGACCATCGAAAGCACCACCAGCGAGCAGTTCGGCTCCGTCGCCGTGCGCATCTGGCGCATCCGCCGCGGCGTATCCCTCGCCGGCATCGAGCGCGCCGACAATGACGGGCTGAGCGGCAACTGGGCTGACCCGCCGCTGCTGACCCTGCCTGCCAGCCGCCGGCGCCTCTGGGGCTGCGCCGTGGTGTCGCGCAGCAGCGGCAGCACGGCCAACGCGCCGACCGGGTGGGGCAACCACAGCTTCCTGCAATCCGGAGCCTCTGGCGGCCGGCTCTCGGCGGCGTGGCGCACGCAGGGCGTGGCGTCCGAGAACCCGCCGGCCTTCACGGGTGGTACCAACGGCTTCGGCGGCCCGCGCATGTCCTTCACCTGGGCCATCGCATGAGCACCGTCGAGACCCTCGCGCTGGTCAATGAGTCGCTTCGCATGCTCGGCGAGGTGACGATCACGTCCTTTGAGGAAGGCACAGACGTCGCGGCCACCTGCGCCGCGCTGGCACCGACCACCATCCGCGCATGCCTCACCAAGCACCCGTGGCGGTTCACGCTCGCCAAGGCGCAGCTCGCGCAGTTGGTGGCGCCGCCTGCGTCGGAGTACCGCCGCGCCTTTGCGCTGCCGGCCGACTGCCTGGTAGTGCGCCAGGCGTTCCAGGACGGCCTCTCGCGCACGCCGTTCCTGGACTATGAGCGGTTCGAGCAGGCGTTGCTCGCCGACGTCCCGGCGCTCTGGATCGATTATCAGCGCGAGGTGCCGCCGCGCGACTGGCCGCCGCCCTTTCGGGAATTCGTGCGCTTCGCGCTGGCGGATGTTTTCTCGATCCCGGTGACCGGCAGCCTGACGGCCGGCGACGTGATGCACCGGCGCGCCTATGGCAACCCGGCCGAGCTCGGCCAGGGCGGCGCGTTCCGCGAGGCGCGCCGCGTGGACGGCCAGCAGCAGCCCCCGCAGCAGATCACCGACAACCCGCTGCTGGCAGCGCGGCTCGGCGGCAGCCTGAGCGGATAGGGCCATGCGCACCGTGCCCGTCGTGCAGACGAGCTTCACCTCCGGCGAGCTGGATCCGCAGATCGGCGCCCGCATCGAGGTGTCGCGGTACTATTCCGGTGCACGCCGGTTGCGCAACGTGCTGGTTCGGCCGCAGGGTGGCGCCAGGCGCCGGCCAGGCCTTCGGCACCGCGCCACGCTGCCCGCCGCGGCCAATGCGGGCCTGCGCCTGATCCCGTTCGCGTTCAGCGCAACCCAGACCTATCTCGTCGTGCTGATGCAGGCCCGGTTCCATGTGTATGCGCCAACTGGCGCGCTGCTCTACGCATCCGCGGGCACCGATCCCTGGACCGCTGCCATGGCGGCGGAGATGAACTGGACGCAGAGCGCGGACACCCTGATCCTGACCCACCAGGACCTTCCGCCGCAGCGTATCCTCCGCGCAGGCAGCGACAGTTCATGGACCCGGGACGTCCTGCCCCTCGCCAACATTCCGACCTTTGACTTTGGGGCGGTCGCGCCGTCCGGGTCCCTGACGCCCTCTGTGACCGGTGGTCCCGCCATCACCATCACCGCGTCGGCCGCGCCGTTCACGCCGGCCATGGTCGGGTGGGAGATCTCCGGCGGCGGCGGGCGCGCGCGGATCACGGCGTTCCTGTCGGCCAGCCAGGTGACGGCCACGACCGAATACGGCCGTGGCGACGCCTTCGCTGGCGTCGCCGCCTTCACGGACTGGTTCCTCGAGGAGCCCGTCATCTCCGCAGCGCGCGGCTGGCCGGAATGCGCAAGCTTCCATCAGGGGCGCTTGTGGTTCGGCGGGCTGCGCAGCCGGCCCACCACGCTCATCGGCAGCCGCGTCGCGGCGTTCTTCGATTTCGATATCGGCACCGGGCTCGACGACGAGGCCATCATGGTCTCGATCGACAGCGACCAGCTGAACGCCGTGCATCAGCTGCTCTCGGCCCGCGGGCTGCAAATCTACACCTCGGGCGCCGAGCATGCGGTGACGGTCGCGCCGCCCATCACGCCAAGCAACATCGCCATCGAGGAACAGACCCGCCGCGGTGCGCGGCGCTTCAGCCGGGTGGCCGAGCTCGACGGCGCGGCGCTGTTCATCCAGCGTGGCGGCCGCGGCCTTCGCCAGTTCCTGTACGAGGAAGTGCAGCAGGCCTTCAGCGCGGACCTGGTGTCCCTGCTCTCGCCGCACCTGATCCTGGACCCGCGCGACGTCATCGTGCGCAAGGGCGCGGTCGCGGACGACGCCGACCACATCCTGCTGGCCGATGCGGCCGGTGCGGGCATTACGGTGCTGACCAGCCTGCGGGCGCAGGAGGTGACGGCCTTCACCCGCTGGACCCTGGACGGCCAGGTGCGCGGCGTCGCCGCGCTGATCGGCGGTGAGGTGTTCGTGGCCGTGTTGCGCGACGGCGCCGTCCGGCTGCTGCAATGGGACGAGACGGCGCTGACCGACCATGCCGCGATCGTGACCGGCGTGCTGGCCGAGCCGTACACCGTCGCCGGGCTCGGCCACCTGGCCGGGCAAACCTGCCAGGTGGTCGCGGATGGCCGGGTATGGGCTGACGTAGAGGTGCCGCCGTCCGGCGAGATCGACCTGCCTGCCGCGGCCAACCGCGTCGAGATCGGAATCGGCTTTGCAACCGAGATCGAGACCATGCCCGTCGAGCCCCGCGACCCGACCGGCGCGCTGATCGGGCGCAAATGCCGCCTGGTGCGCGCGGCCGTCCGCGTGCTCGACAGTGGCGCCTTCGATATCGCCGGCACCTCCGTCGCGCTTCGGACCGTCGGCGAGCCGCCGGCGCCCCTGCTCGACGTCGCGCCGCAGCCTCCGCCGCCGCTTGTCGCAGGCGACATCGACCTGCGCGGCATCATGGGCTGGCGCGAGCAGCACAGCATCACCGTCTCGCAGCCGGCGGCGCGGCCGCAGCCGCTCAATGTGCTGGCCATCGCGCTGACCGTCGCTCCCGGAGGGCCGTTCTGATGGCCGAGATCGCGACCATCGTCACGATCGCCAGCACGCTGGCGACCGTGGCGTCCGCCGGCCTCGGCGTCGCGCAGGGCATGCAGGCAAGCGGCGCCGCGCGCATCCAGGCCGAGCAGGCGCGCGTCGCGTCGCGCCAGGCCGACATCAACGCCCGCGCCGAGGAGCTGCGCGGGGTGGACGAAGCCCAGCAGATTCGCCGCGGGCTGCTGGCCACGCTTGCGACCCAGAACGCCCGCTATGCCGCCGCCGGCATCCTGGCCGGCGAGGGCACCGCGCAGGGTGCAGAGGAGCAGGCGGCGCGCGAGGCAGAGCGACAGCTCGGCCTGTCGCGCACCACGGCTGCGCTGCGCGCCGACCAGCAACGGCTTGCCGGAGCGCAGGGCCTGATGCGCGCCACCCTGCTGGAGCAGGAAGCCGGCGCGGCCCGCACGGGCGCGCTGGTCGGCGGCGGCATCGCCCTGCTGCAGGGCGGGCTCCGCACCTATGACCGGCTGCCGGGCACCATCCGGCCGACAGGAGGCCCCTGATGGCGCGCGCGCCGATCCGTCGCGGAGATCTCCGCATTCCAGGCATGGCGGGCGCCGTCGCCCTCACGCCGCCGGGTGGCCTGCCTGCCGGCAACCCGGCGGCAGGCTTCGGGCAGGCCACCAACAGCATCATGGCGCGGGTCGAGCGCCTCGAAGCCAGCCTGAACCAGCGTGCAGACCAGGTGGCCGAGGAGGCGGCCTGGGAGGCCGGCACCGTCGCCGGCGAGGCAGACCCAGGCGTGCAGATGGGGGGCGGCGGGCGCATCGCGCGCACCGCCTACAACCGCGCCGCCGCCGATGCCGGCGCCCGGCGCCTCGACGTCCTGTCGCGCACCGAACTCAACCGACTCGCAGAAACGGCGCCGACCGACCCGGCAGCGTTCAATGCGGGTGCGACCGAATGGCGCGACCGCATCGCCGCCGGCCTTCCCGCGCGCATGCAGGGCGTCTTCCGCGACCGGTTCGACGTGGCAGCCCTGCCGATCAGCCGACAGATCAGCGAGCAGCAGCGGCGCCACGTCGCCGACCAGGCGCTGGCTACCTTCAACGAGGCGCTGCCCGGCAGGCTTGCCGGCATCGAGCGCGCAGCGGCACAGGCCACGACGGACCCGGCCGCCGCGCGCGCGCTGGCGGCCGAGGAGGACCAGCTGGTTGCAGAGGCCATTGCGCTCGGCCCACGCGAGGCGTTCACGCTCGGCGGCCGCCAATACCCGGCCGACCCGTCGCGCGGCGCTGCGCTGAGCGTCGCGCAGCTCGAACAGCGGGTGGCCGGCGTGCGCCGCGAGCGCAGCGAGGCCCTGGTGATTGGGGCGTGGCGCGCCGCCGGCGGCAGGCCCGAGTGGATCGACGAGTTCGAGCGCGGCCAGGTGATGCCGCGCGTGCAGGGCTGGATCGGCCAACAGGCTGCCGCGGGCACGGCGCGGCGCCCTGTTGAGCGGCTGATTGGCTCCGTGCCGCAGGCGTGGCGCCCGATCGCAGAGCAGGCCGCGGCCGAGAACGGCATTGCGCCGCCGCTGCTGCTGGCGTTGCTCGGCCAGGAAAGCGGCGGCCGCGCAGATGCCGTGAGCCCCGCCGGTGCCATTGGCCCCGCGCAGATCATGCCCGCGACCGCGCGGGACCCGGGCTTCGGCATGGCGCCGCTGCCCGCCGATGCGTTGACCGACCCGGCGCGCGCCATTCCGTGGGCCGCGCAGTACCTGGCACGCATCCGCGATAGCTTCGGCGGGGACATCGCGCGGGCACTCGCGGCCTACAACGCCGGCCCGCGCCGCGTCCGCGAGGCCGAGGCAGCCGGCCGCGCGCTGCCGCAGGAGACGCGCGATTATCTGGCCGCGCTCCTGCCTGCCGCCGGCGCCGCCTTGTCCGGCGGCCTGCCCGCCGACGAGGTGCGGCCGATCGTCGCGCGGCTCCGTGCAGAGCTGGCGCGAGACGAGGCCCGTACGCGAGAGCAGCGCACCACGGCGCGCGCCGAAGCGCAGCGACTTATCGACGAGAACATGCAGGCGATCGGCGTCTCCGGCGCCCCGGTGCATCGGCTGGATCTCGATCTCCTCACCCGCGCTGGCCTCGATCCTGTGGAGGTGACGCAGCGCGAGACCGTGGCGCGCGGCCGCTACAGCGCAGCCGAGATGGCGCGAGGTGCCAGCGACCCCGCGGAGCTGCAGCGCATCGCCGAGGCGTTCCGGCCGGGCACGCCTGGCTTCGCGGCTGATCCGCGGGCGGCGGCCGAGCTGCTGCGCTTCATCGAGGGGCGCGGCGTGCAAGTGCAGGGCGCCGCCATGGCGGAGGAGCTGCGCGACCGCGAGGCCGAGGTGCAGGCAGGCAGGCCGGTGCGCCCCGTGACGGCCGAGGAGGGCCGCGCCGCTGGGTTGCGCCCGGAACAGGTGGCGGAGGTCAACGCCGGGCTGGCGCAGCAGGCGCGGCTCGCCGCGCTGCGCCGCGAGGCCGAGGCCGCGCCGCCGGCGGAGCGCGATGCGCTGTTGGCTCGGCTACCCGTGCAGGGTGGCCAGGCCCGCGAGAACGCCGAGGGCGCGCGCGTCGTGCTCGACGCCTTCCAGGCGCGCGACCGGGCCGTGGCGCAGGATGCGGCGGCCTATGCACTCGCGGGCACCGAGGAGGGCCGGCGGCTGGCAACTGCGGTCGGCGGCGGCGACCTGGCCGCTCTGCCGCGCCTGGTTGCCGTGCTCGCCGCGCAGCAGGATGCCATGGGCATCCCCGAGGCGCAGCGCCGCGCCCTGCCGCGGCCGATCAGCGACGCGCTGTTCGCGCGCATTGCCGATGCGGTGGACGCTGACGGCGCCGAGGCCGCGCTTCGCGCCCTGACCGAGGCCGCGGGCCCCGCCGGTGTTGCCCGCATCGCGGCCGACGTGTCGCTGCCGGGCCAGGCAACCGGCGACCGTCGCCAAGCCATCGTGGTCGCAGCGGCACTGGCCGGTCGGCAGGACGACACGTCCCGGCTGATCCTGCGCGGAGCCTTCGTGCTGCGCGACAATCCCCTGCCGGATGCACGCGCCGCAGACATGGAGCGCGCCCTCGACGGTGAGATCGGCGCCGCGCTGGCCCGCCGGCCGGACGTGCGCAGCCAGGTGCTGGCCGCGGCGCGCGCCATCTACGCGGCCGGCTCGGCGGATCGCGGCGCCTTGACCGGCGCCTTCGATCGCGGGCGGTTCCGAGAAGCCGTCAACCGCGTCGCCCCGTCCACCTGGTGGGGCGGCGAAGCCGTGCTTTTGCCGCCCAGCATGGATGAGGCACGCTTTCGTGCGGTCATGGCGGCACTTCCGCCCGACCGGATGACCGGCGCCATTGCCGGAGATGGATCGCCCATCACGCCGGCCATGGTCGCGCGCGGCGGCTTCTCGGCCGAGACGGTCGGGCCCGGGCGCTACCTGCTGCGCTACGGCGCGCAGGAGGTCCTGGACGCAGCCGGCGGGCGCCGCCCCTTCGTGCTCGACCTGAATGGCGCGCAGCCTGTGGAGGCTGGCCCCGTCGGGCCAGGTGCGGGCCGGTCGCGGGATCCAGCCGACGCCGCGCTGGAGGCTGAGCGATTCCGCGCGCGGGCAGGCGAGCGCCTGCGCCCGGTGGACGGGCCGTGAGCGACCTGTTCGCCGTCCGCGAGACGCCGCTGCAGGCGGTGCGCGATCCGCTGCCGGTCGCGCCGCTCTCCTTCGGGGAGCGGTTCGACCTGGACTTTCGGGCGCAGCGCGGCACGGGCACCAGCTTCTCGGCCGAGCGGAACTATCAGCGGACCTTTACCGAAGCGGCACAGGCGTTCCGCGAGGCTGGCGAGATCGTCGAGAATCCCTTCGACGTGGCCGAGGGCAGCGGCACGCTGGCGGACCTCGGGCGCATCGTCGGCGGCGTCCTCATGCCGCAGGCATCCGGTCTTGTGCAGCGTGCGGAGCTGCGCGCGCGCGAGGACCGGCTGCGCCGCTGGGACGAGGTGGCAGAGCGGCTGCGCGCCCGTAGCCCCGAAGCCCCGGACCTGTATCCGACGGCGGCCGAGCTACGAATCCGCGCCGACCAGGAAGCGCGTGCCGCGGTCGCAGCCGCCGAGCGCGCCGTGGGCTACGGCGGAGGCTTCGGCGGGTTCCTCGGACAGGCGGCCGCCATCTTCACGGACCCGATGCAGCTCGCAACCCTGCCGCTCGGCGCGCCGTGGCGGCTCGGCGCCACGCTGCTCGGCAATGTCGTGCGGACGGCGCTGGTGGAGGGCGCCGTCGCTGGCGCCACCCAGGCGGCGGTCGAACTGCGCGCCGACCCCTATCGCCGCTCCATCGGGTTGGAGGGCGGCGGCAGTGACGAGATCGCCATCGCCGCCCTGGGCGGTGCGATCTTCGGCGGCGGGCTGCGAGGCGTGCTCGGCCTGCTGGCCGGCCGCACCCTGCCCGACACCCCCGGCGGCGTCCTGGCCGGCGACGCCGAGCGCGCAGCCAGGACGCAGCTTATCGAACAGGCGGGCAATCCAGGTGGGCCAGAGGCCGCCGCGGCCAATATCCGCGCGCTTGAAGCCGGGCGGCAGCAGATGGCGCGCGGCCAGCCTGTCACCGTCTTTGTCGAGCCTGCGCGGCCAAGCCGTTACGCGACCGAGCGGGAGACCAGGCTGTCCGAACTGCAGGCGGCGGCCGAAGTTGCGCCGGGCCAGCGATTCCAGGCCTTCACGCCCGCGGGCCGCGCCGTGGTGGTGGAGGCCCGCGTTGTCGAGTTGGCGCAGCTGGTGCCGTCACACTCGCCCGACGGGGTGCGAAACCCGGCCTATCCGCATGATGAGGGCATTCAGCCGCGGCCCCGAGGCGACGCGCCGCTGCAGGACCAAGTGCGCGAAATCGCAGCCCGGTTGGAGCCGGCGCGGCTCATGCCTGGTGTAGAGGCATCGACCGGCGCGCCCATCATCGGCGAGGACCTAGTTGTCGAGAGCGGCAACGGTCGCGTGGCCGCGCTGATGCGCGTGTATCGGGACCCGGCTCTGGCCGAGCAGCGGGAGGCGTATCGCCAGGCGCTCATCGCCCGCGGCTACGCCGTCGAGGGGCTGACAGAGCCCGTGGTGGTGTCGCGGCGGTTGACCGCGCTCGCACCAGCCGAGCGCGCGGCTTTCGTCCGGGAGGCCAATGCGCGCGCCACGGCCGAAGCCGGAACGGCGCAGCGCGCCCGCGACGATGCGCGCCTGGTCGGGGATGCCTTGCCATTGTGGCGCGGCGGCGACGTGGACAGCGTGGCCAACGCCCCCTTCGCGCGTCGCGTGCTGGAGGCCCTCGGGCCAGCCGAGCGCGCCGGGCTGCTCGATGCCGCCGGCCGCTTGAACGAGGACGGGATGCGCCGCATCGGCAACGCACTGATGGCCCGCGCCTATGGCGATGACCTCGGCCCGCTGCTTGACCGCATGCTGAGCACCAGCAACGAAGGCATGCGCGGGGTCGCGGGCGCGCTGCGCGACGTCGCTGGTGCCTGGGCCGCCATGCGGGATGCGGCAGCGCGCGGCACCATAGAGCCCGGCATGGACGCCACGGCCGACCTTGCCGCTGCTATCAGGCTGATGGATGAGGCGCGGCGTCGCGGCATCCGCCTAGCAGACCTGATACTGCAGGCCGACCTCGACCTGCCGGCGCCGACCGACACGACGATCGCGTTCCTGGCCAGCCTGCACCGGGACGGCAACATCGGCGGTGCGGTGCTGTCGCGACAGCGCATCGCACAACGGCTCGACGCCTACGTTGAGGGAGCAATGCGCACCGAGCCCGGTGGCGGACTGTTCGGCCTGCCGCCGGTGCGTCCGGCCGAGCAGCTCGGCGCAGTGGCGCGGCGCGAGGGTGACGCAGTACCGGCGCCCGACGGCCCTGCGACGCCGACGGCCGACGTTCCGGCCGAGCCGGCCGCCCCGGTGTTTCGCTTTGATCCGGCGCCGGACGGCGATGCTGGCGTGGCGCGCGCGCGAGACTTGCTGCAGGCCGATCAGCAGCTCGCGGCTCGGCGGGGCGCGGTGACCGACCGCGCGCTGCTCGGCGAAGCCAGGCGCGTCGCCGCGCAGGGCGGCGTGGACGTGCCGGCTGGCGAGGGCGGGCTCACGCGCCCGGCCATCGATGTGCTGGCCGACGCCGAGGCGGAATTGCAGGACGCGGCCGAGGCCGTCGCCTGCCTGATCGGAGCGGCTGCATGAGCAGGAAAATCCGCGTAGCGCAGCTGCCCCAGCCGGTGCCGCCGCGCGAAACCCAGCAGCTCGCGGCCGACATCAAGCGCCGGCTTCGTCAACGGCCGGACCTTGTCGGGCTGGCAGTCGTCTATGTGTTCCGCGACGGCAGTGTGAGCACCAGCTTCGCCGGCCATCAGAGCGGGGCGTACCACCAGCTGAGCTCGGGGGCGCATTGGCTGGCCAAGCGCATCATGAATGCGGGGGCAGACTGATGACGTCCCGAATCCGCACATGCTTCGACGCCGCCGTCTCTGCCGGGCGCATGAGCGAGCGGGCAGCGCGCGCCGCGTCCGAGCGGGTGGATGAGCTGATGGGCAAGGGCCTGACGGAGCCCGACGCCATGGCGCGCGTCGCGGCCGACACCGAGGAGGCCGCGGCACGTCACGCCCGGCAGGCCAATGCGCGTATCGTGGCCGCTGCCCGTGTGCAGCAGCTTGCGGAAAGCCACGCGGACGGGCTCGGCCCCGGCACCCGCGCGCTGCTCGCGCGCGATCTGCGCCAACGGGCCACCTATTCCAACGTCGAAGGCCGCGCGCGGGCCATCCGCGGGCTGGCGCACGCCGAGATGGTGGACGTGCTCGATCGGTTCCGGGCCAAGTTCATCGGGCTGTTTACCGATACGCGCGGCCTCGAGGAATTCGTTCGGTCGCTGTACGGAGCCAGCCGCTCCGGCGAGATGAATGCGCTGACCAAAGCCTGGTCCAGCACCGTCGAGCGGCTGCGCACGCGCTTCGAGGCGGCCGGCGGCTATCTGCCCGCCCTCGACACATGGCGATTGCCGCAGGTGTGGGATGACCAAGCGGTTCGTCGCGCCGGCAAGGGCGAATTCAACCGCTACATGCAGGATGCGCTCGGCCGCGGCGCTCTTGTGATCCGAGACCTGGATACTGGCGAGCCTGTGCGAGGCGCGCGCGCCGACAGCATCATCAACACCGCGTATGACCGGATCGCTTCGCGCGGGTTGTCAGACCTGGTGCCCGGCCAAGCCGGCGGCGCGGGCGCCCTGGCCAACGGCCGAAGCGCGCCGCGCGCCTTCGCGTGGCAGTCGGCCGAAGCCTGGCTCGACGCCAACCGGCGGTTCGGCGCGGGCGATGCCGGCATCTTCGACCTGCTCAACGGGCACATCGACGGCATGTCGCGCGACATCGCCATGATCGAAATCCTCGGGCCCAACCCGGAATGGACGGTCCGGATGCTGACCGACCGCGTGCGCCAGGCCGACCCTGCGCGGGCCGACGTTGAAGCCGGCCGCATCCAGCGGTTGTGGGACACGGTGACGGGTGCCGCCGCCTCGCCGGAGGCCGAATGGCTTGCCACGGCAGGCCGGGAAATCCGAGCGTGGCTATCGGCGTCGCAGTTGGGCTCCGCATTGCTGTCCTCGTTCTCGGATTTCTCGACCCTGCGCCAGGCGGCGTCGTGGAACGGGCTGTCCAATGCGTCGGCGCTCGGCCGGTATGTGCGGCTCATGAACCCGCTCGACGACACTGATCGCCGCATGGCCGTGCGGGCGGGCCTGATCGCCGACGGATGGGCGCAACGGGCCATCGGCGCGCAGCGGTTCAACGCCGACGTGGTCGGGGCTGGCCTCGGCACCCGCGCGGCCGACCTGGTGATGCGCCTGTCGCTGCTCTCGCCCCACACCCAGGCCAGCCGATGGGCGTTCGGCATGGAGTTCCTCGGCCGGCTGGCCGACGACGCGGGGCAAAGTTTCGACCAGCTGGACGCGCCGCTGCGCCGCGCGTTCGAGACCTACGGCATGGGCGCGGCAGAGTGGGACGTGATCCGTGCGCGCGGCCTGTGGAGCCAGGACGGCGTGCGGCTGATCAGCCCCGATGAAATGGCCCGTGCCGGCGATGCGGACGTGACGCGCGTGGCGACGCAGCTGCTCGAAATGGTCCAGACGGAGACGCGCTTCGCCATCCCCGAAGCCGGCGCCGCAGAGCGTGCCGCCATGATGCAGGGCTCCCGTGCAGGGACCTGGGGCGGCGAGGCATGGCGGGCGTTCATGCAGTACAAGGCCTTCCCCGTCACCGTGATGACAATGCAGCTCGGCCGCGGCCTCAATGCCGCGCGGCAGGGCGATTTCGGCCGATATCTCGCCACGCTGGCCGTGACGATGACAATGGCCGGCGCGCTGGCCATGCAGGCAAAGCAGATCGCGCAAGGCCGCGACCCACGAGACATGCAGGACTGGCGCTTCTGGGGGGCGGCGTTCGCCCAGGGCGGCGCCGCCGGCATCCTCGGCGATTTCCTCTACACGGGGCTGAGCCGGGCCGATCAAGGGCTGGTGCAGCAGATGATGGGCCCAACGTTCGGGCTCGCCGACGACATCGCGTCCTTCGCCGGCCTCAACGTGCAGTCGCTGGTTGGGGAGCGGGAGGAGCGCAGCTTCGGCAACGACCTCGCGCGGTTCGTGCGACGGAACACGCCGGGCACCAGCCTCTGGTACGCCAGGCTGACGATGGACCGCCTCATGTGGGACGAGCTGCAGCAGGCGCTCGACCCCAATGCGCACCGCCGCTGGCGCACGCTGGAACGCCGCGCCCTGCGCGACTTCAACCAGGAATTCTGGTGGCGGCCTGGCGAAACCGCGCCGGAACGAGAACCCGCATGGCCCAGGCAGTAGGAGGCCCACAATGACCATCAGCACCCTCCCGCCCGATCCGCGGCGCCGTGACTTCCTGGCCGCCGGCGGGGAAACGGTCTTTCCCGTCACCTTCCCGTGGTACGATAACCTCGACCTCATCGTGTTCCGCACCCGCGCGGCCGCGGTGTCCATCCTGGTGCTGGGCACAGACTACACGCTCGCCGGCGTCGGCCAGCAGGCCGGCGGCACGCTGACGCTGGCGGCCGCGGCACTGGCCGGAGACCGCATCGCCATCGTCTCCGCCATGCCCGCGGGGCGGACCACTGCCCTGGTTGACGGCGGCCCGCTGCGCGCGCGGAGCCGCAACGACGAGGACAACCGGCTGTGGATCGCAATCCAGCAGATCCTGGAAGCCGAGGTCCGTGCGCTCCGCCTGCCGCCGAGCGAGCCGCCCGGCGACGTGGAGCTGCCCGGCCGTGCAGCCCGGACCGATTCGCTGTTTGCCTTCGATGCCACTGGCAACCCGATCGTCCTGCCGATCGCCACGCTTATCGGCATGGTTGTCAGTGCGGGCGGCGGCGTCGGCGGCGGCATCCTGTCGCTCGACGGATATGTGCTGCTGGGCACCGAGGACAACGATGCGTTCCTCATCGAGCAGAGCCTGCTTGACGCACTGATCGACTATGTCGGTACTGTTGGCGGTTTCCTGCCGCTCACGGGGGGCACGTTGACCGGCAACCTGGTGCTGCCGGGCAACGCGGCCGCGGCCCTGCAGGCGGTCCCGAAGCAGCAGCTCGACGCCGCGATAGCCACCAGGCTGCCGCTGACCGGCGGAACGCTGACCGGGGCCCTGGTGCTGGCGGCCGACGCCGTCGATCCGCTCGGCGCAGTGACGCTGCAGCAGCTGGAGGCCGCGACGGACAACGCCGTCGATGCGAGCGGCCGGCTGCTCACCATCCGCACCTTCCTGGCCTCCGGAACCTGGACGCCGACGCCAGGCTGCGCGCGGGCCCTGCTGATCGCCCGAGGCGCTGGCGGCGGCGGTGGCAGCGGCACCGATACCGGCGCCGGCGGCCTCGGCGGTGAGGGCGAATGGGCCCAGCGGTGGCTGACCAGCGGCATCCCTACCAGCGCAACTGTCACGGTCGGCGCCGGCGGCGCCGGCGGCACGAGTGGTGGCTCGGGCGGCACGGGCGGCACGACGTCGGTGGTCGCCGGTGCCGACACGCTGCTGAGCGCCGGCGGCGGCTCTGGTGGCGGTGGCAGCGGGGGCGCAGGCGCCGGCGGCACGGGCGGCACCGGGGCCACCAGGCGCCGGCGTGGTGCGCGCGGTGAGGCGCCGGGCTCCGGCCTGACCGGCAGCACTGGATCGCCAGGCGCGGCAGCCGACGCCAACAGCGGCGCGGGAGGCGGCGGTGGCGGCAGCATCGGCGCCGGAAGCACTTCGGGCGGAACGGGGGGAACGGGCTGGGTTGAGATATGGGAATTCGCCGCGTGA